GGCGCCCAATCAGCAGATGGGCAGCGGCCACATGACATCAACGGTAAAGGGCGGCTAATGCCGGATCTCAATCATTTCTGGTCGAACGACCTGTCGATTGCTGCAAACGGCGATCTGTCGGTCGCCGAAGACGACACGCTCGCGCAACAGGAACTGCTCCGCGCGCTGATGACGAACCCGCAGCTAGCCGACTCGGCCGGCAACCCGATCGCATCGCCCGATTACACCTGGCACGCAGACTTCGGCGCTGGCATTCCGCGGCGCATCGGCAAGACGCTCAACGTGTCCGAGCTGCGCGGCGCGATTCAATCGACGATCAAGACGATTGCAGGCATCGCCACATCCCCGACGCCGGTTGTCACGGTAACGCCGTTCAACAACGGCGCCGCGGTGACGATCCAGTATGCCGACGCCGTGACGGGCCAGGTATCGACCCTATCCTTCGACATCAATCAATAAATGGCAAACGTACAGACGCAATCGCTGACGCAGATGCTTCAAAACTTTGCGTCTACGGTGCAGGGTTCGGTGACGTCCGCGATCCTGAATTTCAACATCGGCACCGTGTTCCGCGCGCTTGGCGAGGCAGCGTCAGGAATCGCGCTCTGGCTGCAAGGCATGATCCTGCAAATGCTTGCGCTCACGCGGGCATCGACGTCGACAGGATCGGATCTCGATTCGTGGTTCGCTGACTTCGGCTTTGCGCGGCTGGCTGCGTCGTATGCGACCGGCACGGTGACGTTCTCGCGCTTCACGCCAACGTCGCAGGCGGTCGTTCCGGTCGGAACCGTCGTGCAGACGACGGATGGCACGCAGCAATTCACAGTCAACACCGACACGACGAATCCTGCATACAGCGCGGCGCTCGGAGGCTATGTGCTGGCGGCAGGCGCGGCAAGCCTCAGTGTCACGGTGACAGCCGTAACGGCCGGCACCGGCGGCAATGTGCTCGCCAACACGATCACGCAGCTTTCCCAGTCGGTCCCCGGCGTCGATACGGTGACGAACGCCGCGGCCTTCACGAACGCGGTTGACGCGGAGACGGACGCCAACGCGCTCGCGCGGTTTCAGACGTGGCTGCTGAGCCTGTCGAAGGCGACGAAAGCAGCTATCGGTAACGCGATCACGTCGCTGCAGCAGGGTCTGACATACACGATCACCGAGAACTACACCTACGGCGGTGTCTATCAGCCCGGGTATTTCTATGTGGTGGTCGACGACGGCTCGGGCGTGCCATCTGACACGCTGGTTTCGACCGTCTACAACGCGATCGACGCGGTGCGGCCATTCACGAGCACGTTCGACGTGAAGAAGCCGATCGTCGTGACTGCAACCGTCGCAATGGCGATCGCCACGGCAGCCGGCTACACGCACAGCACCGTCGCGGCGCTGGTTCAAACCGCGCTTCAGAACTACATCAACACGCTGCCGCTCGGCACGCCGCTGGCGTATTCGCGTCTCGCGCAAGTCGCGTATGACGCTTCGCCGGGCGTGACGAACGTCACAGGTGTGACGCTGAACGGTGGAACGTCCGATGTGACAGCAGATGCAAAAACTGTCGTGAAAGCGGCAACTATCACGGTGACCTAATGGCGACTGGCGATCAGCAGGACATGTTGGGGCGCTTGCAAGCGCTCCTGCCGCGCGGCTGGTTCGGCGATGCACCGCCAATCCTGACGGCGCTGCTCAACGGCTTCGCGGCCATCTTCGCGAACGTGTACGCGGTGCTTGCATATGCAAAGCTCCAATTGCGCATCGCCACGGCGACGGACGGCTGGCTCGACATCATATCGGCGGATTTCTTCGGCTCGACGCTGCCGCGCAGGACAGGGGAGAGCGACACCGCGTTTCGCAACCGAATCACGGTGAACCTGTTCCGCGAGCGCGCTACGCGCAAGGCAGTCGTGCAGGTGCTCACGACGCTGACGGGGCGCGCGCCGCTCATCGTGGAGCCGCGCCGGCCGCTCGATACTGGCGGCTATGGCATCCCAACGACCGGCTACGGAATCAACGGCGCTTACGGTTCGCTGCTGCACCAGTATCAGGCGTTCGTGACTGCGTACCGGCCATCTGGAACGGGAATCCCGTTCGTCGCTGGCTACGGCAGTTCGCCATCTGGATACAGCACCGCTTCGCGCGGAGAGTACGCAGACCTGAGTCAGGTTCAGCAGTCGGTCACGGACGCCGACATATTCGCCGCAGTGGCTAGTGTCATACCGGCCGCAACGATCGTCTGGATGCGCATCAGCAGCTAACGACCGACACCGCATTTCACCCATACAGCCCCGCCATCGAGCGGGGCTTTTCTTTTGTGGAAGCCATTACATGAAGCGTCAAACCGTATATGCGGGTCAGGTTCCTCTTGAAACCGACCTGCTCCTGACGAACAAGAACGTGCTGACCGCAATCGGCCACGTGCTGCAAGACATGCTCGGCACGTCGACGCTGTTCTCGGGGCTCGCGTGCGTGCCGACTGCGCCGGCTGGCATGACGGTCAACGTCAACCCTGGCCGCGCGTACTCGCTGCAAGCGATCGACACTGGCGCATGGTCGTCGCTGAGCGCCGACGCGCACCAGATCATGAAGCAGGGCATCCTGCTCGACGCGCAGAACTTCTCGTGCCCCGCGCCGGGAACGGCTGGCTTCTCGATCAACTACCTGATCCAGGGCGCGTTTCAAGAGGTCGACACTGGATCGACTGTGCTGCCTTACTACAATGCGTCGAACCCGTCGCAAGCATACAACGGGCCGAACGGCACCGGCACGTCCCAGACGACCGCGCGCGACAACACGGTGCAGCTTCAGTTGAAGGCCGGCGTCGCAGCTACGACCGGCTCGCAGATCACGCCGACGCCCGACGCCGGCTTCAATGGCTTGTGGGTGGTCACAGTGCCGTTTGGCGCCTCGACTATCACGTCGGCCAACATCAGCCAGTACAGCGGCGCGCCTTTCCTGACGGCCAGTTTGCTGTCGATGATCCAGCAGAACGGCCTGTATGCGGTTGCGACCGGTACGGCAAACGCGCACGTCGCTGCATTCAGCCCGCCTATCACGACGCGCACTGACGGCATGGTGTTGCGCTACAAGGCGCCGGCCGCGAACACTGGCGCGCTGACGTTCAACGATGGCCTCGGCGCGGTTGCCGTGGTCGGTTCTGCTCACTCGGCGTTGCAAGGTGGCGAAACTGCGGTCAACGGCGATGTCTGGTTGCAGTGGAATAGCTCGATCGGCGGCGGATCGTATGTGCTGATCGATTCGACCGGTGGGGCAGTCCAAGTCGCCACCGCCACGCAGAGCCAGCATGCGCTTCAACTTGGGCAGGCCAATGGCCTATATGCCGCGCTTGCAGGCCTTGCAACTCAAACGTTCAATGTAGCGCAGGGCACATTGAATACCTTGGCTGTGCGTCTGGATCAGTTCCAAGGCACCGTTCTGGCGACCGGATATTTCTCTGTTCCGATGACTTCAGGCGTCTATCGAACGATCATTGTAAATTTCGGGTCGGTTTCCGCGCCTGCGAACTCATCAGCGTCTTACACAATGGCGCAGACGTTCCCAAATGGCGCTTTAACTGCTATCGCAAGTCGTTTTGCCGGCGGATCGAACGCGGCGGTTAATGCGAACCCGAACGCGAACAAGAGCCAGATTACGATTCAGAACTATGGCACATCGACTGAACAGGTCGGATATATTTGCATTGGGTACTAACATGACACATTACTTTTCACCTTCAACAAGCGGCTTTTATAGCGACGCCATACACGATCAGCTTCCGGAAGACGCTGTTGAGATTTCGGGCGACCAATATGCAGAACTGCTGAACGGTGTGCAAAATGGACAGTTGATCGGGTTAGATGCAGACGGGGAGCCTAAAAATTTCGATCGGCCCGCGCCTACGGCCGAGCAAGTTCTAGCGACCAACACTGCGCAGCGGACGACCATGATGCAGTCAGCAGCACAGGCGATTGCACCTTTACAGGACGCGGCAGATCTCGGAATAGCCAGCGCTAGCGAACAGTCGTCCCTTGCAGCATGGAAGCAATATCGCGTTAGCCTAAGCCGTGTTGACCTTACGCAGCCGCATCCAGCATGGCCGACAGCCCCGCAGACGTAGCCTGAAGATCTGTTTCGACGGGCGATGATCTAATTGGAAACAGATTATTCGCCCTTTCCAAAATAGAAGTCCATATTTTCAGAGAGATATTATCGGCCTGTCCGTAATCAGCAAAACGGTCAATATACCCGACACAGAGTCGATCTCCTACTTGAGTCACGGTTCCAGGCTGCATGTATGGCTGAGACTCCGTAATCAAGAGAATCGTAGATCGACCGTATTGATCCAACGCATCTTGCAGACGCCTAATATGCTGCATCGGGCTATTTCCGTTTTTCTTGGCGACGTAAATACGATTCCCAGACGCGATTCCCTCTTTGAACTTGCCAACTAGATAGCGCATTTTTTCTATCTCGCGGCAATAGATGTCGAATTGTTCCTCGTGCGTTCCGTTGAATACCCATGGTGAGGATTCTGTTTCCCTTGAGGAAAATATCTCCGTGTGGAAGCAGAGTTTGCACCCCTTGTCCTCCACCATGTTTGACCATGTCGGAACCAAATTTTCAAAACGATAAAACTGACTGAAATCGCCTTCGATCGTCTTTACGAGATCTGCGTAATCTGGAATAAAGGCCCACTTGAACAACCCGCCCGACTCCGACCCAAAGGCGCGCTGAACAAATCCGAACTCGCAATTGTCTCCAACACTTTCGAATCTTTCTATATAGCTCATGACTATTCCCCCGAGAGTTGCGATTATAAGGCCTCCCTGCGGAATTGTCATAACCGGACGTTTCCATCAGAACGAGCGCGCTGGTCCGTCAAAACTTAACCTTCACCTCCAGCATGTCCGCATCGTTCCACAGAGGCGGAACGCTTCGGCTTTCGCTGCTGACGCGCATGAAGTAATGCCGATAGGACAGCGTGAAGCGTCCGTTGCCGACCGACGCGCCGACAACCGGCGAGACTGACCAGAACGCGTCCGACAGATGCAGATTCTGCGGCGCTCCACTGCCGACAACTTGCCAACCGATGACGTCCTCTGACCAGCTATCGCGGTGGATGTACGCGCCGGCCTCCACGCCGACACGCACACCGCTAATCCAGTAATACGGCTCGACGGTCAGTGCAACGCCTTGGGATCGTCCACTGCCAGTGAAGTACGCCTGTGGCACGTCGAAGGTCTTATGGTACTGATGCGAGTTCGCGTTGTAGTTCTCGTCCATCGGCGTGCATGCGCAAGACGCAGCTGCGCGCCCGAGATTCACGTATTCAGCATGCCAGTCGGCTCCCCACTTGCCGCGCGTGACGAGCGGGCCGGTCAGCCCAAGTGAGAATGCAGGCGGTTTGCTCGTCAGCTTGTTATCGCCGTTTGGCATGCCTTGCTGATACCAGCGGCCGTCCTGCGTCGTGTAGTGCGCAGCACCGATGCCGATCTCACCCTGCACATAGTCGTTAATGTAGTCTGCGCGCGCTGAGGTCGCGGCGATTGCAAGAAGGGCCGCCAGTGCAAATTCTCGAGTATTCATTTCATCCCCCGATGAGTGATTTAACGATCTGGCCGACCACATCGGCCTCGCGTTGA